GGTCTACCATTAAAAAATATTATTTGTAGTTCTGGTTTTGTAGGATGTACGTAAATCTTATACTCATAACCTACAAATCTTTTTGCTCCACCGTAGCCACCATAGCCACCACCCATAGGAGGAGGTATTTCTGTACCTGATCCTGGTACTTCATCTACTTCACCACCATTTGATAGCTTTTGTATTTCGCCACCTTCTTGCATTTGTTGTGGTGACTCACCTGATGTAACTTTTTCTGCAGCTTCTTCTACTTCTAGTTCGTCATCTCTAAAGAAAGACTCTTCACCTTTTTTGATACGTTCAAAACCTTGTTTAGCTGCATCTTGTAAACCTTCAAAGAACGCTGTGCCGTAATAACGTCTAGTAGCAGCGTCTATCATAAACTCGTTGGGGCTTGCCATGATAGGTATGTCATCTCTGACTTCTTCTGGTGTAGCTCCAACAGGTGCTATGTTACCACTTACAGGATCTTGTTTCTCACTGAGTATCTCATCCATCTCACGTTTCATAGAACGTGTAGATTGAAACATTGGTGCGTCAGTCTCTGCCATTTATTTCATCCCTTAAAAATGTCAATCTTCTTAGAGCAGCTATCTCACCTTGAGCACGATACACACCTTCTATAGATGTCTCTTGTTCTAGTTTACGCTGTGCTACTTCTATCTTTTCATTAAGTAAATTAACAAACCCATCCCATAGAGGCTTGTCGTTTACTAGCTTTTTTACTATCATGTACCTGTGAATCCTTGCTCACCTGGCGTTGGAACTGTGCCTGTGCCTATAGTTCCTCCACCTGCACCTGTAGTATCTTGTACTCCTGTACCTGCTGGTGGTGTCGGAGCAGGTTGCTGCCCCTCTTGTTCAGGTGTTTCAAGTGGAGCTATACCTTCAGGTGGTTCTGGTGGTGCAGCAAACTTCTTAAGTATCTCAGCTTGTATAGCTGCGTCACCAAGTGAGTTAGTTACTTTGTCAGGATCTAAGTCCATACTCTTAGCTATCTCACGAATGATGTAGTCTGATTTTACAAACGGCTGTAGCATAGGATTAGAAGCTACACCTAAGAACTGCATGAGGCGCTGGGAGCGTACCTCGTTAGCCATAAGACTTTCTGTACCTTGTGCTTTTACTTCTAGATCACCTTTGATACCTTCATCGTAGTCAAACTGCATGTTAAATGCAAAGAATGCTCTGCCCATAGGTGCAATAAGATAGTCATCTACGTTCTTAACTACATTCCGTATGCTACCGTTGGCAGCAGACATAAGCATGGAAATACCACTAGCAGTACGCCCCACACCCTGTACGCCTGTTTGACCGTGAGCAAAAGATGGAAAGCCTGTTGATTCATCTGCTAGTACCCTTGCCTTATCAAATAGCTGCATGTTTTCTGCAGCAACGTTTGGAAACTTAGTACCAAAGATGCCTTGACCAGGAGCACCGCCCTGTCTACGAAACACCTTACCAGGATATACAGATAGGTCTTGGCCTGGCACTAGATTAGTTTCATCTACTTCTATTATAAGATTACCAGATAGTGCAGCATTGTCAATAGCCATACGCATGAAACCATTCATCAAAGTTTGAGTATCGTCCATGTTTTCTGCGATACCTACACCAAAGAATGAGTATGGATTTAGCTCATACGGTACAGCGTAGTAAGGTATACGTGCTGGTTTGAATGGGTTAAGAACTAAACGTAATACTTTGCCATTACATATCCAAGCGTTTACACTTAGTTGCTCTGAGTCCTGTAAGTCTTTTGGTATTACAACACCGTGATCTTCTAGTATAGATGTGTCTACATAGCCCCAAAACTCTAGGACTTCATATCTGTATGGAGCGTTGGTATACTGTGCATCGTCCTCCATGTCTTGTTCCCAGTATTTCTTTTCGTAGGACTCGCCTAAGTCTATTGCTTCGTTAATAGATTCTTCTCTAAAGAAAGGTCTAGACTTTAGTCCACGCATTTGAGAGCGTGTCATACGATGTCGCTCTACTACATACTCTGCTTCATCCATGTTGTACGCATCTGGATCAGGGTAAAAGTTCCAAATAGATACGTGGCTTGTAGATGGTACAGTCTTTATTGTTGGGTCATACTCACCGTCTTCATTCCAGTTAGAATACTCTTTGTCTATAGCAAACGGACCTTTCATAATCCCTGTGCCAAACAACGCCATCTCAAACGAAGTGTGGCGCAGTTGTTTATTAGCGCCACTTTCTTCTAACTGATCATGTATCTTCTTTTCCATCTTTTTAGCTGCAATCATAGCTGGATGGAACGTCACTGTATCTTGTGTCGTACCTGGACCTTCAATTATTTTGTCTGAAGCATATTCTAGTGTGTCCTCTATTGGACCCATGCGCTTCATACGATCATACATAGTTTCGCCAGGTTTTAGTTTTTCGTCTGGGTCAAACAGTAATGTAACTGGGGGTTTCTTACCAAAGGCATCCTCTAACTGATCTTGTGCTTGTTCAGTCTGAGGGTTAATGCTGATGTGCATGGACTCAGCTACACCTTCTGGTAATGTTGTAGGATTTACTGTAAGGGGGAAACGAGAGCTACCAAATAAAACATCTACAATCTGACCGTAGGCAGCTAGTGTTTTAGTTTTAGTAACCTTAATAAATACACGAGACTTTTCAGTTTCAGTAAACTGTACGTCTGTATTGTACAGGCCACGATAGTTTCTATAGGCACGTAGCCACCTATTCTCATCTGCAAATCTAGCGTCTTCTGCTCTGCTAAACTTAGAGGTAACGAAAGCGACAACACCTTGTGCATCTAGATCATCAGTGTCTTGGATGACAGATACTTCGTCTGTTTCAAATAGTTCACCTTGTTCGTTTTCTGTAGCCATTATCGGTCATCCTTTTTAAAACAGTCAAACTGTAGTCCATAGTATTCATTCTCTTCATACTTTTTCCAGTTGGCATTATCAACTATTGTGTTACACTGTTCTTGTGTAAACGTTTCTTGCATAATGTATTGATTACCTGTGTAAACCCATTCTTCTCCAGTATAACCCCACATACTTATAACTACTACAAATGTTTTCATTATTAATATCCGAATGTTGGGTCAGATGCTTGAAAGCCTGTCCTGTGTGACATAGGGTTATAATCCCATAAAGAACTGCGTGGTCTTGTCATTATACCATATCTAAGAGCATCATACAAGTGGTCTTCTGCATTAGTGTCAACATCTTCTGGATTATTTTTACTCAAAGGTAAACCTGGAAGTTGAGCTATCATATTGTTGCAAGAAGAGAAGAACACTAGTCTTGGCTCCTCAGTAAACTCATCTACTTGCAAACGGCGGTGAAGCTCGTTTTTACCTGCCACCCTTGAACCTTTTGATCTATCAGATGGCCTCCAACGCAAGCCTTTCTGATTCATCTGTTCAGCCAAAGAAGGGCCAGTGTCTCCACGTTTATGCCACAGGGAGCTATCCAACACACCGTACCTGATATTGTCATCTTGTTCTGCATCTAATATCATATCCGCTAAATCTGTTGCCGTAACTCTTGAACAGTATAACTCTCTGTATACTATTAGTTGCTCAGTCGGGCTTACCGCCAACCAAACAACTCCTGTGTAACTTCCGTAGCCGTAGTCACATGATCTAAACCTTGTCCAACTTTTAGGTATGTCATACGGATCTGTTACGTGTATCTTTCTGTTAAACTCAGGAAATGCTGCTCCCTCGTTTACATCCCAGTTCCCTTCTAGTAGTTGCTTTCTTTGATGCTCTGGCAGTGATAGAAGCATAGCTTCGTAGTCACCACTCTCAGCTAAATAAGGATTATCAAAGAGACTAGCAGGTATGAACCTTCGTTTGAATAGGGGTTGACCAGCTTTGCTATGCCCTTGTGGAAACTTCAGAACCTCACTAGTCTCTATGTCCGTTGCCCAGAATGGCGTATTAGGCTTTGCTGGGTCAATGAACATCTTCTTAACCCAAGAGTGACCTGGGCCACCTGGGTTTGTAGTTGCTCTCATATACAGACCTAAGTCTTTGTTAGCACTACGTAGTCGGGATCTCATGTAGTTCCACGAGTAAGGACTGTTCCATTGTGTCAACTCGTCGAATGCTACGTAATTAAACGCCTGACCTTGATAGCGCATTACGTCTGTATCTCTGTCCAAGTACGACATCCAAAGTGTGCCGCCTCTTGGTGTAGTCCACTGCGACTTACGCTCAGACCACTTTATGTTAGGTATTGCTTTAGGGTATAGCTCTTGGCTTTTCTGTATAAGTTCTCTAAGTTCTTCTGTTGTGTGTCGTACAAGTAGACCACTGAAGTCCTGATTATTTAAGTTGCGTAACGGATCAGCTAGTGTGGCGTAGCTCTTCCCGCCTCCGGCTGCCCCACCATATAGTACCTCACGCTCAGAAGACGCTAGATATTGTGTTTGAGGACCAGGGTTAGGTTGAAATACAACACTCTGTGCGTACTCGACATCAAACTCTGGTGGCTTTGCTTGCGCTGGTGCAGCATCAATCTTCTTCGTAGGTGTAGGAGCCAGGTCTTTCTTTTTCGAGGATTTCAATTTGGCGTAGCGTTTTTTCGAGCCGCTTGGCATACTGGCGTTTAATCGCAGTAATCCTCTTTCGCTTTCTTTCGACATCTAACCTTTTCTTTAACCCATCGTGTGTTATGCTTCTGCCTGACTGTG